GTTTGAGATTCTATGTATCATTTGCATGTACATTTGCATTTGGTGAACTAAAACTAATGGAAGGTTCTGCAAAGATACTTTCACTGATCGCCAGAGATGAGGCAACACACTTGAACTTATCAACACACGTGCTGAAAGCATGGCACAAGGGAGACGATCCTGAGATGACCAAAGCGATCAAGGGCACCGAGAAGACAGTGATACAGATGTTCAAAGACTGTGTGGAGGAAGAGAAAGCATGGGCATCATACTTATTCAAGAACGGATCTATGATAGGTCTGAATGAGAAACTACTAGGACAGTATGTTGAGTTCACTGCTAACAGAAGAATGAAAGCAATAGGACTTGATCCTATATACGATATAAGTCCTAGAAACAATCCACTACCATGGACACAGTATTGGTTAAATTCTAAAGGTCAACAAAATGCACCACAAGAAACAGAAATCGAATCCTATGTCATCGGAGGAATCAAACAAGACGTCACAGAAGACACCTTCGCAGGACTATCCCTCTGACTTGATGTGGGACATCGAAGAACTCAAACGATCAATCGTTGAGTCTGCAGAACAAAGTTACAACTTTGAGGACATGGCAGGAGGATGATTACACCTAAGATAGAATTTTATAAACAGTTCGGCAAGGGATCAGACCCTTGGTACGCAAAGGCAGAGAGGTGGGCAAAGAAGCAACGCTTTCCTATCTCATTTTTATTGTTAGGATTTATTGACTACTTGAAAAAATGGTGGATCAATGTTAAAATATATAATACAATGAAGGACGTCGACAGGCAAACAGATGAACTCTTACAATCTTGGAAGGAACCAGAACGAGAACCGCTTATCGTGGAGGAAGGAGTATTTGGAGATGAAGGCTGGTCTATCGAAATATCAAATCCAATTGTTGAAAGAGGGACCTCATCAACTAGCACAGGCATGGTTACTCCAAGCGATGCACAACGACTACAAGAAGATGAAGGGGATAAAGAATCCTCCTAGTCGAGAGTCAGGTTATCAAACTACAATGAAGGAATGGTTCAAAACGTATGAGTGATTTTTTTAGAAGACACATAGGTCCTTCCAAGGATCAACAGACTCAAATGCTACAGGATTTGGGTCTTTCTAATTTAGATGAACTCGTAAGACAAGTAGTACCAGATAGTATACTACTTCGAGGTGAGAATAACTTACCGAAAGGATGTCATGAGCATCAAGCACTAGCAGAATTAAAAAATATAGCAAAAGCAAACAAAGTAAAACCTAGTCTTATAGGTCAAGGATACTATGGAACCATTACACCCCCAGTCATACAGCGAAACGTTCTTGAAAATCCTGCTTGGTACACATCTTACACTCCCTATCAAGCTGAGATATCTCAGGGAAGATTGGAAGCTTTATTCAATTACCAAACGCTCATCACAGAACTCACAGGATTACCAATAGCAAACGCATCTCTATTAGATGAAGCAACTGCAGCAGCAGAGGCAATGCTGTTAGCATATAATTCTACAAGAGATAAAAAGACTGTTATAGTTGATCAAAATATATTCCCACAGACTCTAGCAGTTCTAGAAACCAGAGCAAAACCATTAGACATTGAGATTAAGATGCTTGATGTTTTTGATGCTGTTCCTCTGATAGAATTTGATGATGCATTTGCAATGATAGTTCAACTTCCAAATAAGAATGGACAACTAAAATATTGTGATGCATTACTTCGAGTTGCAGAAGTATATAAGTGTGTCAAGATAGCAATCGTAGATCCTATGTGTCAGGTATTGATGCAACCTGTAGGTGAGTGGGGATTTGATATTGCTGTAGGTAGTATGCAAAGGTTTGGTATTCCTATGGGATACGGAGGTCCTCATGCTGCATTCTTTGCAACAACAGACAAGTATAAGAGAAAAATACCTGGCAGAATTGTAGGTCAGTCAGTAGATAGCGAAGGCAACAAAGCATATAGATTAGCACTACAAACTAGAGAGCAGCATATTAGAAGAGACAAAGCAACCAGTAACATCTGCACAGCACAAGCACTGCTCGCAAATATGTCTGGATTCTATGCAGCATATCATGGTGCAGATGGACTACATGCTATAGCAAGAAGAATTAGATTACTACGACAGACTCTGCTGTCTGTTCTAAAGTGGAATGGTTTTGAGGTAGATGATAACGAAGGATTTGATACTGTCAGATGGAAGTCTGATGCACTTGTAGAAGGATATAATGTCAAGTATGAAGGTGGTTACATCACACTATCTCTTGATGAACTATCAGACTTTGATACGGTATTTGATATTGTAAATACACAGAAAGATTATACACAACATAGAGACACCATTTACCAAGCATGGGATTATATCGTAGGATACAAATGGCATAGCATACCAGAGAGAACTAAACCATGGTTGACTCAGGAAGTATTTAATAAGTATCACAGTGAAACTGACATGATGAGATATATCTATGAGTTATGCTCTAAAGATTTCTCATTAGTAAATGGTATGGTTCCACTTGGTAGTTGCACAATGAAACTAAATGCAGCAGCAGAACTGATGCCTGTATCGTGGGAAGAGTTTGCTAATGTGCATCCACATACACCTATGATACAGACTATGGGTTATCAAAAGATAATAGATGACTTACAGAAATGGTTATGTGATATCACAGGGTTCGATTCTATATCATTACAACCTAACGCAGGATCACAGGGTGAGTATGCAGGACTGTTAGCAATCCAAGCATACCATCAAGGATCAGGAGATGATAAAAGAAATGTATGTCTGATACCAGAGTCAGCACATGGAACTAATCCTGCTAGTGCTGTCATGGCAGGGATGAAAGTTGTAGGTGTCAAGTGTGATGATGATGGTAACATAGACATCAAAGATCTAGAGAAGAAAGCAATCATGAATACATTTGAACTCTCTTGCATCATGGTTACATATCCATCAACTCACGGTGTGTTTGAACCAACGATCAAAGATATTTGTAGAATTATTCATGAGAATGGTGGTCAGGTATATCTTGATGGTGCAAATATGAACGCACAAGTCGGACTCGCAAAACCTGGCGAATATGGTGCAGATGTATGTCATCTTAATTTACATAAAACATTTTGTATTCCTCACGGTGGTGGAGGTCCTGGTGTCGGTCCGATTGGAGTTGCAGCACATCTTACACCATATATGAACAAAAGAGTATCATCAGCAGAATTTGGTAGTGCAAGTATCTTACCAATTAGTTGGATGTATATTCGTATGATGGGTGGAGAAGGATTAAGAAAAGCAAGTGAGATATCATTGTTGTCTGCAAACTGGTTAGCAAATGAGATTGATACATCATTCAAAGTTTTATATAAAGCAGAGAATGGTCGTGTTGCACATGAGTGTATATTTGATTGTCGTACTCTTCCTGTTTCAGCAGAAGATGTTGCAAAGAGATTAATGGATTATGGTTTCCATGCTCCTACACTTTCATGGCCAGTAGCAAATACCATGATGGTTGAACCAACTGAAAGTGAATCACTAGATGAATTAAAAAGATTTGCAAAAGCAATGGAGATGATAAGAAGGGAAATATTTACAGTTCCTGAGATAGTTAAGAATTCACCACATACTGCAAAGGTTGTAAGTTCAACAGAATGGTTGTATAATTATACAAGAGAACAAGCAGCATATCCTGTAGATCAAATCAATAAATTTTGGCCTGCTGTATCAAGAATTGATAATGTTTACGGTGATCGTAATCTTGTATGCTCTTGCTCATCCTATTTTGATAATGAAACTGATGGAACTGAAAGATTGGTTAAACTCAATTAACCTTAATAAAATTAATCAAATTGATGAAGATCCATCAGTCGAAAAAGAATATCCTCCATTCATAATTAACAAGTGTTTATCAGGACATCTTGACACAGTGATGTTTGCAAATGAAATGAATAAGTATCCATTTCTACCAAAGAAAATGCAACATGACTTTTTTATACATATAGTGAGGAAGAAAAAAAGGTTTTCTCCTTGGTTACGCAAAGATAAAATCAAAGAACTTGATAGTGTCAAAGCATACTATGAATGTAGTAATGCAAAAGCGGAACAGATTCTTAAGATTCTTACAAAAGAACAACTGAACTTTATTAAATCTAAACTTGATATTGGAGGAAGACAATGAGCGTTCTTCGTGAACCTGAAGTGAATTGGGATCCGAACCAGATGGTTGAGGTCACACTAAATGAACCAGATGATTTTCTCAAGGTGAGAGAAACATTAACTCGTATTGGTGTTGCATCTAGAAAGGAGAAAAAGATATATCAGTCTTGCCATATTCTTCATAAGCAAGGTAGATATTTTTTAGTACACTTTAAAGAACTATTTGCATTAGATGGTAAACACGCAAACCTTACCACTAATGATGTACAAAGAAGAAATCGTATAGCACAACTATTAGTAGATTGGGGATTGGTTGGTATTGTGAATGCCGATTCAATTCAAGATGTTGCACCTTTGAATCAAATTAAAGTTTTATCTTATAAGGATAAAGGAGACTGGATATTAGAAACTAAGTACAATATTGGATCAAAGAAAAAGAAAGTAGAAGAAACCGTATAGGATTTGGGGGAATACAACATTCCCCTTTTTTTATGGATATGGTTAAATAGTAGTGAATGCCGAAAGGATTCAAACTTTACACTCGCTTAAAAGGAGAACTATGACTTACTTACAAAAGTATCATACTGCTAATCTTCCAGAATTAATGAAGATTATTTCTAAGAATGGAATTGGTATGGATTCATACCTAGATAATTTTTTCAATTCTTACGAAACCGCAACAAACTATCCACCCTACAATCTTATTCATGTAAATAATGTTGAGTCGATACTAGAAATCGCATTAGCAGGATTTAGTAAAAATGAACTTCATGTTTATACTGAATATGGAAAACTTATTGTTGAAGGAAAGAAAAAAGAAAAGGAGAAAGAATCCGAGTATGTCTATCAGGGACTGGCTCAAAGATCTTTCAACCGAACCTGG